GCGTTTAACATGTTTTTCTGCTCGTGGTGTTAAGCCCTGAGCTACTGCAGCAAGCTGCATTTCGTTTTTTCCAATTTGAAGATATTGAGAGTAAACCATTTCAATCTCCAACTTGTTTAGCTGATGTAGCTATTATAACAAGAGTTTTAGAATTTGTACACTGCTCCCATATGGAAATACACTGTGTATCTTAGTCTGGATCTGAGAGCGACTCAGTTCTACCGACCCAAATAACGTATAATGTAAGTTCGCGACAATTGTAAACTTGACAATATATGCCCAATCTAAAATGTGTTTCCATATGGTGGGGACTGAAGGAATCGAACCTAATCGCCAGCCACTCTGCATATTAAAGGCAAATGATTTACAGTCATCCGCAGAGAACAGCCCCCAAGTTTTTTAAAGAACATCAATACAGAATATTTTATCATAAAAATTCTGAATTGTAAACTGCTTTGCTAATTTATATTGAAGCATACTCTCTGCGGATTCTCACCGCCGAATATCCCACTCTTGCGATTTTTACCCTTTTTCCGGTTGCTTCCTAGATTATTCCGGATTTACTAGGAAGTTACGGGATTTTAAAATACACTTCAATATAAAGATCGTCTTTCCGATCTGTCAATTACGTCACTGTTGCTCCTGTATTTCTCATGCCACTGTTGCAGACATGCAGTTCCCTGATTACCAGGCCACCAGTTAAGGGAGACGTAATCTCCACCCATCAATTCTGATAAAAACTATATTTTTAATTTATGTAGATATTATAACAACTACCTTAGGATATGTACACTACATTTACTAATTCTCTTCACCATATTGAAATGCACTTGGCTCCCCTTACGACCTTTTTCCTGTCTATTCAGGATGCACCCGGCTCAAGTCCGGCGGCTCCCCTTGATCGTTTTTACCTGTCTATTCAGGTTGAGAGTGCACTTCAATATGGTCTCGGTCCCTAATCCGATCCCATATTGTCTTTCTCAGGACGACAATCCTGCTCGCTTGACAGGGGATGATTAAATTCGCTTGACCTCTTTAATCATTTTTCGCCATGGTGCGCATAACCACATAGGGATTAGTGGACATAGGCGTGGCACCCTCGTTACACTTCAAACAGATTCCAAAACAACTAAAGCTCCTTCCGTTTTTACTCTATGCGCCATGTTCTTGATTGCTTCAGCCGAAACTCGATAATTTTTACCCTGATATTTTTGGCGCAATGCGTTTGCTGCACAGTTAACACCAAAAAACACTTCATCGCCAGTTTCTACCATCTCCAAGTGAACTGTTCGTTTCAATCCACTACGACCACAGCATCCGCATTGAGACATATCACTCATTTTGATCACGCGGTATTTCATGTTAGTCACCTTGGAGTTAAACTGTTAAATCATTATAACAACTCATCTAATAGTTTACAATTATTAGATGCAATTAAATCACTAATTTTTACACCAGCTTTACGTTGCTCTTCTGTTAGCCCACAATCATCTAGATTCCCAACAACATCAGTCAAATTACCATAAACCCCAGTTACATCTCCAGAAACCCTAGACACATTACCCACGATGTTAGACACATCACCTCGCAAATTAAAAACATCGCCGGAAATGTTTGATACATCTCCAGACAAGTCTGTAACATCACCAGAAATGCTTGATACATCTCCGCTGATCTTAGATACGCAACCGGCAAGGACAGACACTCTACCACGAATGTTAGACACATCACCTGCAATATCAGAAACATTACCAGTGATATTACTGATATCGCCAGAGATACGGCTGACATCTCCAACAATATTAACACACTTACCACGAATATTAGAGATATCGCCGTTAAGATAAGTCAAATTTCCGGCCAGATTGTTTGGAACAACTCCCCATACATTAGTAAGGTCCCCGGAGAGATATGTAACATTACCGCGAATGTGACTCACAAGGCCACGAATATTAGAAACATCACCAGTAATGCCATCATGCAAACCTTCAATAGCAATATATTCGGGTGAAGTTTTATTCAAGGCGCGTTTCATGTCTGGTTCTCCTGAACAATTTGAAAGTGGGATTATTGTATCAACACATTTAACAGTTGTAAACCAATTTATGCAATTAAATCACTAATATCAATACCGGCTTTGCGCTGCTCTTTTGTCAATTCGCAATCATCCAAATTACCACTGATACCATTTACATTTCCCTTGATCCCGGTCATATCACCACAAATATCAGATACATTACCGTGGATGCCGGACACATCACCTCGCAAATTGGAGACATTGCCAGAGATCCGAGTTACATCACCGCATAGACTAGAAACATTACCAGAGATATTAGATGTAAAGCCTCGAATGTTAGTTACATGCCCTTGGATATGAGTTACATCACCAGATATGTTAGACACGTGACCATAGATTTGATTTATATTGCCACTTAGGCCGGTCAGAAAACCAGAGATGTTAGATACGTGGCCGGAAACATGAGATACATTGCCATAAACTAATGAATGCACGCCAGTAATTTTTTCGTGCAGACCAACAATTTTGTTTGGGTAAGAAGTTTTATTCAGAGCACGTTTCATGTTTGGTCTCAAAATTAATTTGTCAATAGATTGATCATATCAAAACAATTTGGGTTTGTAAACTACCTATGAGAAATAAATTTATTCCAAAGCATTCGCCTATTAATTACATCAGGGAATAACCTATTTTGCTCTTCTTCAGATATCCAAGCACCTCTTCCGCCTAGAAGTCCACCCCTCCCTCCGGTATTTTTCCAAAGTGTTACCAGCCCATCTTCAAGAAGATTTTTATCTAGCTTGTCTCCGAATGTTTCTATAACAATATCAACTTTCCGATAGATGGCAATGAATTCTTCAAATGTTAAATCATCTTGTAACATCAGATCATCATTCACGGCATGCATCCAAGACATTTGTAATTCTGCTTGTTGTCTAAGTCGAACTGCGCGAGCGTGATTTAAAAACACACGAGGTCGGTGGCCGAGTCTATTTGCGATTATTCTACTTGAAAGAAGTTGGGTTTGAAGTTCTGGCGCATCTACGAGTAAAACTTGAAATAGACCGGCCCGAACATTTTCTCTTTCGCCTTGTCCTATTTTTCTTGTCAACTTCCAAGAACCACAAATAATTGAAGTTTCCATAACTGGTCCAACTGTATGTTTTCATGATATGTTATTATTGCTTTCATGAAAAAAGTTAAAACGAACATATGCTGAATGTCATCAGCATTTTGAGAGTCCGCTTTCTCTCATAAGTTGTACTACTTGGGCAATTTAAGTTAAACTTCTTTTTTTACGATTCTCTCGTTACTGTAACCTAGCTTGTACCATTCCTTATCATCATGCAATTTATTTTTAGTGCGAGTATCAACTTTCATGCCGCTTATTTCATCGCTGGTGCCTTGTTGAGTTTTGCCCCAAAAATATTTTGACGTGCCTGATAGACCTGGTTTTAATTTTGCTGCGGGCAATGGATTTTTATCTCGGTACAAGCTAATAACTGCACCTAAAAATCTTGGGTCATAGAAATCAAACCACTGTGTGGTAAATCTAGAATGAACTGAAATAATATTTCCAGCAATTGTTTCAAAATTCAACGCGCCATTATAGCTCATGTAAATCTTGTGTTTTACAAAATCCTTAATTGCACGTGGCAGCTTTATGTCTGGATCTATGTTCCACTCAGAAATTCTTCCATCTCCTATTGGGACGCCTCGAGCACTGCATGACCAAAGAATTTCGTTGTCGTGAACTAAGATATCTGTTGATAAGTGTTCTCCATGAAAAAATGGCATCCAGAAATATCCAGCTTCAAATTTTATATCCTTCTCTGAAGTCCAAATACTATAATTTGTGCCTGCTTCTTGAAGATTTAAGATTGATTTGCTATAAACTGGGTATTTTTTTGGCATTATGCCGTGAGGAGCTGCGTCATATCCCAGTTCAGTAGAAAGCGTCAGTTTATTGAAAAGCCATCTTTGCGGAATCAAATGCTGCCAAACGTCCACGTCGTACAGCGGAATTACGGTGTCATTTGTTTCCAAATTTAGGCGCTGAAATCTTGTTTTTTCCCATTCGCCTGGGGTTAAAAATGGCATATTCTTACTCTACTTTAATTATTTCTCGCGAGAGTATTTACTGCATAACGCAGAATTAGTAAAATATATTACTAATGTGAATAGACGACAATTGACTGTGATCTGTTAATTAAAATGCAGTCTGACAAATTATTTAGACTAGCATTGCCGTGTAATCACCATAAATTAGGCCAGCACCAAAACGTGAACTGATTAAAAGTCCAAAAATAATTTGACTGTCACATTCTGTTGCCGACTCCTCAATAAACTGCACGGAAATTGTACCTACAATTCTACCGTTTTGCCAAAACTCGCGGCGTAAGGTATTAGCGTTATCATATACACAAGTTGGCATTTTTGTAACTTACCTTTCAATTAATGCTTTTTGTCGCATCAACAAGCAATTGGATTAATTGATATTGTTGAGTTGATAAAAATCTCTTTTGGTATTGCGGGTGGTTGACACGAACGTGCTCGTGTTGGTCGAGCCACTGGCTGGCTGCCTCTCCAAGAGCAATTATTTTAGACGGCCTAAGCAGCGTAATAAGCTGAATATTTTCAGGCGTATCGTCAAACCGAGTTGAGTTTAACCACGCAAGTGCGGCTTCATCAATTTGATATTTTTCTAATTGTTTATTCAACCACATAGATGAATTTTTCAATGAGAAGAAAGGTGTAAAGTGATAGTGCGCATCATTAGGTCTGCTTGGTCCTGGCCGGTCACCAACAAGTAGTATACGCCCATGCGCCAATTCATATTTTTGTCGAATGATAACTTCAGAATATGTTGCAAGGCGCTGTATTAATCTTAATTTAATACTAGCTTCTTCTGGTTCGCCTGGCCAAGCAAAGGCATTAAGAATAGATAGTTGAGTCATACTGCGTAATTTAAAATAGTTGATTACCAATTTCTTATGGATAAAAGTTTTACCCAATCTAGTGTTTTTTCTTTAGATAAGAAAATGTAAGGAACATCGTCAAATGCGATGTAGAACGCTTCTTGCATTTGTTTTCGTTCAGCCTCTTTTTCAACAGCTCTGGCAAACGCCGGGTTTCTCCAAATCCATGCTGACGGTAAAATGCTACCAACATTACTTAAATACGGCGGAATGTTAGTAAGAGGGTCATATGTTATAGCGTCAATTTCATAGATCACACCGCTCACAATGTCGAAGGTTATCTGTGCTGACCACCCGCGATTATAATCAGTATCATAACTGCCTGAGATCAGGCACCATGAATTTTTTCCATAGGCGTCCCAAATTGGGGTAGAACCTTCATTAATTCTAAAGAACACAGATTCTAAAAAATCTTGAAGATCAGGAGAGCGTGATGTTAGATCTCTCTTTGTTGTCAGTAACACTCTTGTATTTTTTGACATTATAAATCTCTAATGTGTAAATGTTTATTACGAAGGCTATTTATCGTCACGAGTATGCTCAAAAGTTGGAAACCGTAATGACCAGGTGTCACTATTTTTAGCCTTGCAGATTTCTTGAAATTTAACAACAGCAGTTTTGCCAATATATTCTTCTTTATTTTCCCAAATTTTTTTCCGCATTTCATCGCTAAAACCGCTACCCACGTTTGAGACAATCTTCCGGCCTTTTTCATCTTCACCTTCAACCATGACGCCGCCAAGAGTGCCAGCCAAACGAGTACCAGCTCGACCTTCATAAACATCTACAATTTTGACGTCAACATCGTAAAATCTTTTAACCTTGCACCAGGCCATTGTTCTGTCCCACTCATACACGGCGTTAAAGTCTTTAAGAATCAAACCTTCTTGTGTGTGAACGTCAATGACCTCGTTGCAGTACTTCATCATATCAGAATAGTCGACCACCATTCGGCCTTCTGAGACAATAATCTTTTCAGCCTTAATAAAGTTAAGGCCATCACATAACTTTGCTCTCGCTACCTGCATGGTGATATCAGTCTTTTGCGCTTTCCAATCAGACAAAGGCATGATGAAGAACGCGCGCAATTTTAACTTGGCCTTGGCGGCGTCATTGCCTTCCTTCTTGGCATTCATGGTTTCAGTGAAGTCAGAAGCAAAAGCTTCGCCATCCAATACAATATCGCTGCCATACCACTTGGCCAATCGCAAAAGCTCTTGATCGAACAACCCATTCAGATGCTCACTCTCTTTTCCTGAGCGCGCGTAATATGTGACATTCCCATTTTCAACTAAGGCGATCGTTCTTTGTCCGTCGTATTTGAAATCTGCTTGGCAGGGGAAGCTGATAGATTTTTCAAATTCTTCAATGCTCTCGCACTTGTCCGCAAGCATAACTTCAAAAGTTGGCACTAAGTTTTTGAAAACCTTGTTTACTGTGTCACCCGAAAAACCAGCTTTAAGATCTTTACCAATAACAAGTGCTAAGTATTTTTGGTCTTCACCTGAGAATAAAGCTAGTGTATCGGTGACTAACTGTTGCGCAGCTTTTCCAGTTACACGCCTACTTGCCAAGTCATCAATCATGTTCATGAAATCAAAATATGCGGCTTCTCCCCCGCGTCCTTCAGTTGTTGGCGCCGGATATTTTTTTACTCCAAAAACACGATAAGGATCAAGAGCCTCCTTAATCAGGAGGCGGGCAGTGCCATCTGCCCGAGAGATGGCCTCCATGATAACCTTCTTGGAACCAGCGCCGCCAGCAGCTTGGCATTCTTTGATGATTTGAGCAAAATTAGACATAAATTACTCCGAAAGATGGAGAAATTATAACACAAATTTTTATGTTTGCGTACATTCTATCGTTAAAACAGATGACAAAGGTTAATATTCTAGCAAAGACTGCAACATGCTAGTCGGTTTTAGTTTGTTTTTAGATGATTCATATGCCTTCTTACCTCTAATAATGGTGCCATATTTTGTCAAACCCTTCCAAGGTCCGGCCTCAACATTTTTCTCAGTCAAGGTGACAAAGTCTGGCCACAACTCAGCTAATTTTTTCTGCGCTTCATTGTGTACTTCAATAGTTCGCCAAACTGAACAACCGCCGGCGGCGCTTGTTACTGAGGGATTAACTGTGTATTTAGAAGTCACGCGATTTTTAAACCCACGTGTTAGCAACTGTAAATTGACATCTAAATCTTCTGCGGCCGCAACGCGGTTCCACTCAAGATCAGTAGGAATACTGGGCCCATCATAAAAAACGTTAGTCATAATTCGCTGACAATCGCGAATTGGCCACTGATTCTTATCTTTAATATTAGTCATAACAGTTGCTGGCTGCATCCCACCGTAAGTGATTCCTTCATCCATCCACTTATTAAACAGCGCAAATGCATCGTCAAAGTCTTGTTCGGTGAACTTTCGGCTCAACCACTTTGTACCTGGATTTGGATTTGGCTCTTTGACGACAAAATTTAGATCGTCATCAAAGACGAAATGACGGCATGTCCTAAACTTGTTAAAAATCCATTCTCGGGTAGGAGCAATTCGATTAATTTGTACTGGCAAGCGTAAAACTTTACCAGGATACAGTTTGTTCATTTCATCATATTCGTGGTCTTGAACGACAAAAGATGTAATGTCTTTATACTTCTGCGGCAGGTTATTGTACGTAACTTGTTTGTTAATACGCCCAAGAGTTGGAATTATGAAGTGCTTAAACATTTTTACAGTTCCTTTGAATTAATTTTCTTTGACAGCATTAAGTATGTCAAAACTTAGTAGTGTTGTTATTGGTTGGGACTCGCTAAATTTACTGCACGCTCAAATTGAGTTGATCTTTCAGCGACTGTGACTTCGTAAAATTGTAAAACGCTCAATGCAAATAAAATGAATATTGTTAAAACAGTTATTGACAAAAGAACATAATTTAAAAAAGATGGTTTTCTGAAACTTAAAAAAATACCAAAACCGATAATCAATAAAAGTGTTGTCATAGTTTTATATTAATTAAATTATAGATTTTATACCGCGAATCATCATCTCAATTGAGATAGCGACAAGAATCAATCCCATCAACTTTTCTAAGGCCACCACAAAACTTTTGCCAAGAATTTTTTGCATTTTATCTGCAGTGATCAAGATGAGTAAACTGCAAGTTATTGCGGCCGACAGCGCCAGCACCCAGTGCAAAATCAACTTTGGCTGTTGGCTAACAAGCAACATGACTGTGGCTGCTGAGCTAGGACCTGCAACTGCAGGAATCGCGAGGGGTACTATTAATGGCTCATGCTCTGGAATTTCTGAGTTAATTTCGATTGGCGGAAAGATCATGCGAATCGCCAGCAAGAATAAAATGAGAGCCCCGGCGATTTGTAGACTTGCACTAGACAATCCTAAAGTTTTCAAAAACGCCTGGCCTGCAAACATGAACCCCATCAAGATGGTGAACGCAATTGCATGTTCCCTAACAATAATTTTTAGGCGAGTCGCAGGAGAAAACTTCTTGAGCACATTTGCAAAAATTGGAATATTGCCAAATGGATCAATAATTAAAAACAACAAAATGAAGGCAGAAAGGAAGGTATATTCCATACAATTATATGGCAACTAAATTAGTTACTCTAAGATTTTTGCGCGTTTTGCTAGAGTCGCAAACTCAAGCTGTACTTTAAGAGATTCAATTTCTTCAATGAGCTTCTGATAATGCAATTTACTCAACATGACCACGTTGGCACCCAAAAAATGAGTGTTGTCAATTTCTCCAGAATTGATCTCATTGAATGCCTCAACAATTGAGGCGGCGTGGTGCTTATAGTATGTGTTCATTGTTTGAACCTCTTGAGTGCAATCATGAGCTAGATTGTATCATCAAATTGCAGTTGTGTAAACAGAAATTAATTAAAATTTGGCAACCTGATCTGTCTGCCAGTTTCATCTATGATTCTGGCATCAAGTACTTTGTTCTCAGCAGTGAAGTTCTTAACATAATTTAAGGCAGCTTCTAAACTTACGTCACGAACCTCTAATTGAGTTGCAACTTTTAAAGGTTCTGCACGCGTCAGGGTGATTTCTACATTATATTTTAACATATAAAATACACGCTTTATTAAAATTAAAAGTTAGAAAAAAAGAAGTATCAACATTAAGCTGTTGTGTTGTTGTAGTACAAAAGTTTAACTTCTCATGTTAATAACAAATTTAATTGTAAGTTATACACACGAGAAGTTAATAGTATATTAATTAAATCCAAAGAGAGAGAAAACTGCAATGAATGCAGAAACTGTTCCAACTAAATCGGCAAGAAGATCTCCATTTGACCACCCTGAACCACCTGGTCTCATGTCATAGACTTCTTTTAAGACACCAATCCCCATGGTTATCAGAAAACTTATCAAATACCCAAATGTAAAATCCAAAAAAATTAGAGAAAATAGTAACATCATTGAAAAACTAACAGAGGCATGAACGACTTTGTCTACATTCGCATTGCACCAAGCAAGAGGTGAGAATTTCATATATGTTTTCCTATAATTTAGATGTTTCGTTGAATAAAAGGTTTAATATCATAATACTCAGCACCAAAAGTTAAATTTTCAAGCTTTACCGTAACTTTTCCCTTGTTGTGCAGGACGACCGACCTGATAATTACGCAGAATAATTTTAAATTTGTGCTAATTTCCTCGGTAGAGGACGCGAAAATTCCCTCGGCCCGTGCCAACAGTTGACACAGCACTAGTAAATTGTCATTTGCAACTTCGTCGCCACCTTCAGCTAATAAGACAAAATCATAAAGTTCATGTAGCTGGCGTGTTGTTAATCGCTGAAAGAAGTCTCCAAGCGTTAGGTACGGATTTATTCTTAAATTCAATGCTGTTAGACGTACTATTAAACACAGGGTTTGATCATTAACTATTTGATCATAATTCAAGTTTAATAAATTGTGCTTGTTCATAAGTGCTAATTGAATTGGCTCAGCATTTTACTTTCTGATGGTGAGGACATTTTAAACCCATCGCTTAAAGTTACTCCGTGGAACGTGATGGGATACTGATAAAATGCTTCGCCGCTTTGAGATTTATTGATGATAACTTTATTTATAACTGTAAATTTGGCACCGTCTGGGAAGGTAAATTTGAGTGTTGCTTGAATTAAACCTGCAGTTATTTTAGGCTCTCCAACTGGCTCTATCACGGGCCGAACGCCCTTATTTGAAATAATCGCCAGAAGTTTATTTGCATTTTTTGCTATGAATGCTGCCTCGACTCGATCTCTTTCTTGCTTGGCCTTGCTAGAGGCATAATACTTAATTTCAGCAACTGGGCTGATATTAACAAAAATAGATTGTGCATTTTTTCCAGAATAAGAATCTAAAATATCATAATCAAAAAGCTTATTAAACAGCTGCAACTGCTCTGCTGTCAAGTCACCTTGTTTGCCATAACCAGGCGCCGAGATCTTGCCACCCAACTTTTTAATTTTACTTTTAATTCGCGTTACTTTATCTTCATATTCCTGCTGTAATTGCGCTTCAAGTTCGTCAAGCGGGCCAGATATTATCTGCTTGAGCGATTTTTTAATTGGCGCAAAGAGAGAATCTGCTGTGACGCTTTTTGAGATTTCAAAGGCGCTGGTGTTATGTTTTTTAACAATTAGATTGTTGCTCACTTGTCTGCGCGCTTCTACCAGCTGCATATATGCCTCAGCCAAGCATTTTAATTTTTTTATTTTTTCCTTGACAGAATCAGGTGTTTCATTTTCTTCTGCGGCACGCAACAACATGTTGAGCTGTTTAACTTTTTTGTGAACATTATCGTCGCGTAGCAGCTGCCCATGTTTATTTAGTTCATCGGTGTATGGATTGATTATGAACTGCCACTCATCTTGTTCAGTTATCTGCTCAGAATACACTTTCTCAAAAGCTTCACTGAAGCAATCATTTAATGCTTCTTTAAGTTTCATCCAATCGCGACCTGACATACAATCGCGCCCATTTACAGCTGTTGATAAATCGTAAAGGCCTTGCCGGAGTTCTTCAAGTTTTCTTTTCTGAATTCCAGCTCGTGTCAACAAATCAGCCGCGCTTTCAAACGCGGCTGAAATGTCAAGTGATTTTTTTGCTTCAGTTAACAGCTGATAAAGCTTCATAATTAAATCCAGGCTGCTCCTGGGATTACATTGATCTTTGTTCTAATTGCAGCAACTTCTTGGCCACCAATACTTGCAATCATGTAAACGTGATGAGTGCCAGTTGAGGATGGCCAATTTGCAGGCAGCCCTGTTTGCAGAAACGGTAACAGAATGTCAAATCCAAGATTTGAACTGTCTTGTTCAACACGAGTTCTATCTGCATTTCGTGAAGTCATGCCAGCATCAGGGGTAATCACGATAGGATTTAATGCGCGCAGGTCTGTCGTTGTCCAATTTCCGTTACCGGCATAATTTAGGACTAATGTAGTTGAGGCGGTCGGATTAAACGAATCTGCAGCTGGGTCCATATCCCAAAGCATTTTGATTTCAAAATCTGATAAACGACTCTGAGTGCCTGCAATTCCAGTCACAACAGAATAATCAATTTGCCAGGCGAGCCTATACGCTAACGGCATAGGAAGTGCTGGCACGCGACAAGTAATTAACTCTCCAGGAGCTCCACTTGTTAACATTGTTGCAGTGTTGGCAGAACTTGTTCGCGCGCGAACTTTTAATCCAAGTTCAATACCGTACGTTTCATTTCTGACTTTGATGAATTCAGTAGCTGGCAAGCCGTTGACTTGGCCTAAGTTACCAATCCACATGCAGTTTGCAGTGCCTTGACCAATAGGATCTAAAGTGCCACAAAGTGTTTGTGTTAGTGTGCCAACTGGTAGTGGATCATCAAGAAGAAAATCCATTTTAGTATCTTCTTTCCAATCCTGCTTCCAGTCTATCTTTGTCTCAGGCTGAGTATTGTACAGCGTGCTGACTGTGATGCCCATAGTATTCTCCCAAATAAACGCCAAAGGCGTTTGACGCCTTTGGCAGATAATTAACTATCTATTTATTTGGGAATCACTATTCTATTCATTAGGCACGCTAAGATCCCAGTTAAAGTGGAACACACCGATGTGGGCACATTCGCGGCTTAATTCATGATCGCACCAAACGGTATAACCCACTTTTTGTGCTTCACGACAGAAATATAGATCTTCACCAAGTTCAATATTGAGTTCTGGGATATATTCTTGTAGATAATGAGGTTGTGGTACTTTCAGATAAACTTCACGCTTAACCATTACACAGCCGTGTGGCAGAACATCAATTGCTTCCATTGGAGGAGAGTTTGGAGTAGTTTGAAGCTCAGTGTAAGTGCCTGGCTTGCCAACCATCGCAGTAAATGTTGGATTTGGAAAACGACGGCGACGATAATTAACGCCAACGATATCCTTATTACGATTTAATAGTCTCACGCCTGCGTCAATTGGGAATTTCATATCGCTGTCAAGCCACCAAATATAATCAGCGCCAGACTGAAGGAAATGATTTACTAGATTGCGGCGTGCTAAAGTGATGACAGAACCGATATTGAACGCACACGTTACTAGAGCTCCGGCACGAGTTAGGTGAGCAGTTGCCATCGCCAAGTGCTGCGCAAATTCAGTGTGAACTGTTTCCATAGCCGGCACCGCAATCATGATTACTGGAGGACGTTGTCCAGCTTGCTGTTGGCCTTGCCCTGCTGGTGCCGCGGCTGGTGCACTCTGCGGTGAATATGGAACTCCAGTTTGCATACCCTGGGGACCACGAGTTGGAATGTTCAACTTGCCTTTTACCTTTTTCATTTACGTATTCCTTATGAATATGAGATCTACAAATGCTATGCGTTTTTATTTATTCAAATGAAAAATCTATATTTTAGATATTACTATATCGCGCTTTTATTAACCGTGGCAATTCTTATAAATTTTAAGAATTGCGCATAAAAATTTAATAGGTATGACAACACGTAGTACGGTCAATCACATATTTGATAATATTAAACAGAAAGACCCAATTAAAATCGGGCCTTTCTGTTTTATTGCACTTTACTCTTATGCTTTGGCGCTGAGATACCGCTGAGCAAACTCACGCGGCAGAGCATAAGTTTCTGCTCCATTATCAACTAGAGCAATGCGGCCTTCACCTTGTGAGAAACCATATTTGACGCGAAGACCATTCAGATAAAGACGAAATGCCTCTTGTGTGGTTGAACTCCATTGTTCTTGAGACCAGACAACTTCTTCTGGTGAAAATCCCAATAAATCTGGCGTAACATCTTTACCGCCAAGAATATATTCCATAACTTCATAGTAACGGGAAGGATAGTTGTCAATCTTTTCAACGCTGGTCATAAAAACTCCTTAGGTAAAACTATTAGAATATGTCAACTTATTAAGTGACACGCCTTATTGAGTCTTATAGAATGACTCAAATATGATTATATCAAAATTAAAAATTAATTACACAATAATTAGTATATTAATTTGCTTTTGGTGGGCGACGCCATTCTCGTCTAACCTGTGGATAATGACCCCAAAGATCATTATGTCCTTCAATGTTATATTCTTCGGCATACGCCGCGCAAAATTCATGTTGCGCAGTATAATCAATTTTTTGAACGTCTTGAAGAATGTCAATACATTCAAAATAAAAAAGATTCTTTTTATAACACTGTAAAATTTTTTCATCAAAATATTTTGGATCAATCCACCAATCTTCCCACGGATCTGCAATTGCGCCAGGTTGCCACAGCTTAACATTTTCAAAAAGCATCACATAGCCTTGACTTTCTAGAATATCTCTAGCAGGATCTCTAACAAAATGACCAAATTTATAAAATTCATGTTCAAATGTCATAGCCTTAAATCTTATTCCAGAATCAATTACGCGCTGTAAAGTTTGTCCGCTATAATTATGAGGATACGCGTCAACATCTATTGAAATATAATCTATCACATCAGAAACATTATTTTTAAGATAATCTGTTAATTCTGGTGAAGTTGCATCCATCTGAACAAACTTAGTTTTTCGATATTTGTCCCAATTTAATTTTTCAACAACATCAACAATATCAAATCCTATTCCATCCCAACCCAAGGATTCCTCTAATGTATATGTATTGCTGCCAACGATCGGGTGGCTACATGAAATATCTAAAAAGGAACCACCACGCTTTGCCCCAAATAGATTGAAAATAAATTCATCTTGCTGTTCATGCGAATAAAATTTGACAACGTTTGTAGACATTATGAACCATCCTTAGAAATAAAATACATTTGGCCGTATGTAAAAACATTCGTTGCGACCTGGTCTAATATCTTTTCTGCCTTCGCAATATGTTGTTTTACCGAGACCGAGCGCTAGACTTAAACACAAGCTCTGACTGCCAATAAACATTTCAGCTCCGGCAATTACGCGAGCCAAGTCTAAAATATTTGATGTTGGATAATAATCAATTTTTACGCCGAGCGTGTCTTGAAACCAAAGATGTTCGTCTGGCAATCCGACATAAACTGCAGTTGAAAGTAATCCCATTCTAATAAATTTTTTCCAAGCAGTTAACTCTGGATCACAACCATAAAGGTGACGACTTATTCTATTAACTACGATTGGTCTATTTGGAATTTTAATTGGATCTTTAACTTCAAGCCATGGCCTAATCATTAATTCCTCATAGTTTTCATAAAAATTTACTCCAGCTGCCATGGCATATTTGAAAGCATAATTGCCCGGCTGATCTCTAGGAATTTGTAAACAGTATTCTTCGAATGCGACATCAACGTGTTCACCGTTCCAGACATTCCAACTTTTCACGTATGATTGCTGTTGCATTAATGAAGTTAAACTGTCAAACTGTTCTTTAGTCATTTCACCAGAGTGTGCGCCAGCGTTGGCGACACCAAGAACCTTTTTTGCCATGTTGTCCATATTGTGTAATCGCAAGTACAAATCGCCGCCGCCAAGTTGCTTCATAATTGGTAGAGCATAGATGATATCACCAAATGTTCCTGAATGGGAAAAAGTTAAGTTTGACATTTCAGCACTCCGGGTAAAATTCATAAATTGATTTTGTGTCGCCTTTTACGATCAAATGATCATATTTTTCTGGATTCTCCAAAACTGTCTTTGGGAAATAATCATCTATTGTAATATATTCAAATTTTTCTGGATGATTGAAGCCGCAAAAACCAACTTTATTTTTGATCATATAGTCAAGATTTATATTTTGCACAATTTCATTTGTGTTTGCATCATTTGCGTGAGCGAAGTTTTTAAGCTTGTTAACCGCAAGATTATTGTCGTGCGCAAAATATGTAAAATGCCAACCAGCATGCTCTAATATACAAAAATCTTCACATGCGAAATTTGACGGCAGCCCAGCTTTATCAAAATAAAATTCTCGTTCAGATTGTGGATCTGAAAATACTCTACCGCGAGAAACAGCTATATTGCGCTGTCTAAAATTTGGAGAGTGCATATAGAAATTCAATTTAAAATAAAATAAAGGAATGCTAAGCAAATACCTATCGTAATCATTCGTATCATCTTTTATTGCTTGAATTGCATCGGCGCGCGGTATCTCATCAGCGTCGCTCACTATCACCAAATCATCTGCCCTAAGATCTCTTAAGCCTCGTTCTAGAACACGCCTTTGAAATTTTTCATTAACCCAAGTATTATGATCCCTAGGCATATCAGATATTGTTAATAGTTTAATTTTATCTGCATATTTTTCGAATCTTGAAAAATTCTCTTTTAGATAAAATGGCTTTGAATTATTGTTGTGCGTGGTGTTAGCTTCACAAATCACGAAACAATCTACAACATCATATAATTCTGCAAGTCTTAATTCCAAAATTTCGAATTCATTAAAGAAGGTAAAACAATCAAAAACGCGCATTTAATCCTCCATCACCATATAAAGTTTTTTCTATAATATTTTACAATCTTTTTTAATTCAACATCAAATTTTGCTTTAGCTGTCCAGCCAAGAGCCTTTAGTTTAGAATCATCTATAGCATAACGTAAATCTTGACCAGGCCGTTCCATATGAACAAGATGTTGTTCAGTATCAGCTCCTGGGCCAAGCATTTGTTCTAAAATCTTACGAACAACAACAATGTTCTTTTCTTCATAATTCCCAGAAATATTAAAGATTTCATTGGTTACACCAGAATTAATAATAGTGATAACAGCACGGGCCGTATCATCTGCATGTAGCCAAGTTCGCACTGGAGTCCCATTATTATGCAGGTCGATCTTCTTGCCAATTGACAAATACTTAACTGACTTAGGAATTAATTTTTCTACATACTGCCCAATACCGTAGTTATTTGTTGGACGAACAATAATGTACGGCAAGTTGAATGTGCGGGCCCATGCTAGAATTAGCATATCGGCAGCCGCTTTAGTAGCAGAGTATGGGTTGCTAGGCTTTAATAAATCTTTCTCAGTGTGGAAACCTTCAAGGATATCACCATACACTTCATCAGTGCTAAAATGTAGTAGCACCGGCATTTTATGTTTTGGCTTCTGATTGATTAGTTTAAGGATGTGATGAACGCCATTAATGTTTGAATGCACGAAATGATCGCTGCTCTCGATACTATTATCAACGTGTGTTTCTGCGGCAATGTTAATAAAGTAATCGCAGTCATACAACATTTCTAAATCATTTATGTCTGACTTGATAAACTTAAAATTAGGCCGTGCTTCAAATTCTGGCAAGAACTGTAAGTTACTAGCATAAGTTAATTTATCAACTCCAATAACATACCAACCTAAGTCCAAACACTGACGCGTTACATGAACTCCTATAAATCCTAAACATCCTGTTACGTATACAATTTTTTTCATATTAGTCTCTGCGAATTTGTTTTTGAATATGGGTGGTGTTATTTGAAATATGATCTGAGCAATAAGCTGTCATTCATCATAGACCTTATATAATTTTAATTCTTCATCAAGCCCACGTAGTTGCAGATTTAATGAAAGCAATTTTGAACCATCTCCGGTATAATTGATATTAGATGTTCCAGTAACATTAACTGCGCTTTTATCAATATTATGATGTTCGCAATATTTATACAGCATGGAAGACACCAGATACTTATGCTGATAAACGAGATTTAAATCTTTGATCGTAATCTGGTTGTCTAGTAACGCATTAATGACAACCGTAAGATCATGTAAACTAAAAAAATCGACGTACCTATCTTTATCAACTACAAAAGGAATTCCTTCCCTGACTGATTTTAAAAACTTTTTTAGTAAGCGACCATCTGGTTCGCTAGGATCTATACAAGAAAATAATCTTAAGTTGTAAAAATTGTTAGTGTGACTAATAATTCTAGCAATAATGTTTTTACCTAACCCATAGGCTTCTGTTGGGAATTGTAAAAATATATCTTCTTCTTTACTGTTATCACTGCTAAGAGTTAAACCGAACTCGGCGCCTGAACCAATATTAATAAATTTGTCATATAGGTCTAAGCAAGAGTATAAGTTTTTGAACATCAGAAGATTAATATTAGTAATTTCCTGATCAGTGGAACACACTTGCTCTCTGCCAAACACCGCGGAATGTATAACAACATCAACAGGATTATTTTCTAAATATAGACGTACTTGATCTTCATTGGTGAGATTTAACTCACTAGATGAAGGCGCTAGTATTTCGTGTTCTAAATGTTTTCTTAAATACTTGCCAATAAATCCAGAACCGCCCGTTAATAGTATTCTCATTTGCCGTAATCTGGAAACTCAACAACAATAGTGCTACGCCCATCTGTGCGGCCATACGCCTTTTCATACGCCGGCAGAATAGACTCTGGAGTAGGACACTCAATTATATCAATTGTTTTACACATTAAACGGAAAGCAGCCGCAAAGTTTCCCTTATGTTGGTCCTGCGGATCAACTGGTTTTTCACTACCAACCGCAACACGAATAATAACTTTAGGTTGGCAGCGGCCTTGACTCAGGGAATGCATCTTATCCAAATGATTGACAATTTGATCTGTGGCGCACAGCAGGAAGTTCCAACGAGGAACAATGTTTACCGGCACAAGACCGTTGATCGCCATACCTATACTAACGCCAATTTGAAAATTTTCCGCAACAGGAAATTCCATCTTTTTATCAGCTGGAACTTCTGTTAAACTTTCATAGCAGCCTGTACCAGCATAGCAAACTGCTTGCCCTAACATCATAACATTCGGTTGAGTTGCAAGCCAATTCATGGCTTCTTTAAGTTTCTGGTTATAAAGTTGTGTAGTCATTAGAATTGCACCCTTATGCCTGCACCCGCATGCGGATATTTTGTGTTCTTATATTTGTAATAGATTAAATGTTGGCTCTTATACCAAACACGATTTTGTGAAGGCAAGTACCACTTCTCATCGCCCCATACTTCGCGTGTAGGAGTTAAAACGCTAAGTTCATTATCTTCGACAACAAACGTGATTGGTAAATTCTGTGCTCGTGCATATCTGTATGCTTCAGTCCATGCACCCGTTTCAGCGCTCATGTCGCCTGTCCAGCACCAAACACGTTCATTAGTTCCTTTAAGTTTTATCGCCAACGCCAAGCCAGTTGCAATACTCGGAATACCGCCAACAATGCTAGAACAGATAAATTTATATTGTGGCAAGTTCATAACCATGCTCTTGCCAGCCATGATTTGTTCTTTAACTACTTCAGGCGGAATTCCTTTTAGCAGTGCTTGATAATGATTACGCCACGTGCAACAAATCCAATCATTTTGCGTGTCAATCCCACACTCATTAAACACGCGCATAATTTGCTCTTCATTGCCTGCATACAAGTGAATAGGCGCGCGGATTTCTCCACGATTGAATGTTTCGCCTATGTCTGTTTCAAAATCAATTAGTTCTTGTTTTGTTATCATTTGAATAAGCTCATAAATGCATCAACTTTTTCGCCAATGTAGGCAATTTGTTCCGGTGTAATAACAGGACTACAGCCATGGAAGAAAGTATTTTTCATTGTAAATGTGGCGACCGGATAATTATCTCTAGCATCTTTTGGATTCATTAAATGACTATACGCAGGTTGCAACATAATATTTCCAGCAAAGTATGGACGTGTTTGAATTAGATTTTCTTCTAAATAATCAACAATATCCATACGCTTAAATGGCGCACCTTCACGAATGGTCAAAGGGAATGCAAACCAGCTGACATCTGCTTTATCACGCGCTCTAGGTAAATGGAAAAACTCTTCATACTTTTCATAAATCGAAAATAGCAAATTATAATTGCGTTGACGTAGCTGATGAATTTCTGGCAATTTTTTAATCTGCTCTAAACCCATGGCCGACTGTAATTCAATTGGTTTTAGATTATAACCAATTTCATCATACACGTATTTATGATCAAAAATTTCACCAGGCATTTCTGGAATCCAAGCCTGAAAGCGTTTTTTGCAGGTGCCGCATTTTAATTTATTGGCTTCTGGCCCGACGCAGTAACAGCCACGACCCCATTCACGTAAACTGCGAACAATGATTTCTTGTTGTGGATCATTCATAGCAACGAAGCCGCCTTCACCCATTGTCATGTGATGCGCTGGATAAAATGAACAGCTTGCCATTTCTCCAAAGGAGCCCAATGGTTTTCCATCATATAACGTTCCTAAACCATCACAGCAGTCTTCTAATAAAACTAGTTTGTACTTATTAACTAGTTCCATTACTTTATCCATGTTAGGAGGATTTCCTAACACGTGTGCAAAAGTTATGATTTTGATATCTGGTTGCTCTTCAAGCAAACGTTCTGCATGATCTAGATCAATGTTCAGAGTATCAATTTCAATATCACAAAAAACTGGAGTAAAATTATTTTGGATTGTTGGATTCAAGGTCGTTGGGAATCCTGCAATCGGCATTAATACCTTTGTGCCATCTGGAAAATTGTATCCACGTTTAGATCTCATCGCGGTCATCATTAATAGATTCGCAGAAGATCCGCTATTAGTCAATACGCCGCACGTCTTCCCAAATTGTTTAGGAAACACGTGTTCAAAGCGAAGGCTTTTATTTCCCATGACAAGCCAACCGCTCAACAGGGCTTCAGCCGCTGCGACGTATTCATCGGCAGAAAAATGAGGTCCGGCATAATTCACGAAATCTTTTCCAGCCACCCAAGTTTTATCAGCGTGCTTTTGATCGATATATTGGCGAATCTGATCCAGGATTTCTTTCATGTTATTCTACGACCTCATTCAAAAAATGTTGAGAAAGCTGCAAGCGCATCGGTAAACTAGTTCCTGGCCAATGAATTAGCCAATCACCTTTCTGCCAAGTGCCATCGGTGCCTAATTTATCGAATACACTTTGCTGCGGATATAATTGGTTTAGATATGAATTCATGTAACGCTGTGGTACTACCTTAATGTTATTTGGATACTGTTGATACGTATCAATCATTGCTTGTTGTTCATAAAAATAATGATTGATATATGTGGGCATAGAATCTACAATGTACTGCAAATAGTTTCTTGTCCATGCTGAGTTTTTGAATAGGATGCTATCGGCATTTAACCCATTGCAATCACTCGCTATAATCATATCATAGTTTTCATCAATTTTGTCTTCAATTTTAGTAGAAAAATTCGTGATCATTGAATCAGAACCAGTCCACCAAAACCATTCACATTCTGGGTTGGAATTCATCAGCTCGAGCATCAAGAAGATTTTGTCAAAGCCTACCGGAATGTCTTTTCGAATTCCTGTAGTCTTGTTGTGGCCTGCGTAACCATGACGCTCGCAATAGAGTTTTTTGTTTCTGTTCCAGGTGAAATCGGCAAGCGGTTGATAGTTCTCATCGTTCATGCTGACTACCATATATTTGCTTTTTGGCTTTCCTGGAAAAACATTCATGGCGCCAAGTACTTCTGGCCTATTCTCATAAAAGACCGTTGAATTCTTTTTATTTTTGAAATACCAAGGTTGTTCTTCAGCTTTTGCGGCGTGTGTTTTTTCCCATTGCGCATCAACGTCTAACGCATGCGCTAATGCCAGCTCGACGCTGGTCGAACCAATAAATCTTTGGGCCCCGGCAATATACCTGGCTTTTTCCAAAAGAGATTTCGGTTCAACTAATGGCAACTCCCACCCGAATTCATTAACGAAATCGTCGTACTCTTGCTTTTTACCAAGGAAAAATGCTTTTTTGTCAAGGCCTTCATTTTTCCATTGAGCCCATTGTGGTGAAGTCAATTCGGGTTTTTTCGCGGGTGAGCAGTACACAACTACAGTTTTATCTTCAAAAGTTTTAGGTGCTGCTTTCAACCATGCGGTATTTCGCAACGATTCCGTTTTCTCATTTGGTATTGGAAATATTGAGGTGTAACAATCAACTAAATTGCCACGCCAATTTGCAAATGCTGTTCTGAACCTATCTAAATTATGTGTGATTTCTTGATTTGAAAACACTTCAACCGAAGTGATATATTCCTGCCCCGTGAGAAGTTCAGATATCTCAGCAAACATTTCTGAAGTTAATTGATTTTTTAATTCTTCTGGAGCTTCACCGCCATAATAGTTTTGAATGATCCATTCCATCTGATTAAGATGGATGAAAAATTTTCCGCCGCCAAAGTGTTTGATAATTGGCAGCGAATAAATGAGCTCTTCAATATGACCACTATGTTTAAATGTATGCATTATGAGATCTCCATATGTTTTATGGCAATATTTATATCTCAATTATTATAA